AATTTCTAATTTAAAATTAAACATATTTATCTCCTTTCTTATTTATTTTAGATTTTACTGTTAGCTAGTTTATTTTTTACTTCAGCTTGATAAGCAGGGTCTTTAGCATATCTAGGGTCGGACATCGCTTGTGTCACTTGAGCCCAAGATGCAAAACCTTGTTCTGCACTAGGAGATGCTTTACCTTCAACTAATGTAGGTTCACTTCCTGTTGATTGTGCATATCTTGCTTTAAGTCCTACTACTGCTAATTTCACAGCTTCTAAATCTTTGCTGTTCACCGCAGTATTGTAAGCCTGTTTTTCAGTTTCAGTTAAATTTTGTCCAGCCCATTCAGACATACTATCATATGCCTCTGTGCCACCAACTAAGTTTTTAACTGTTGCTGATTGTTGGTCAGCTATTGCTTGTTGTCCTGCAATAAATCTGTCCACATATTCTTTTGGAATCCCTGCTTTTTCTAATGATTTATAAGAACCATCAGCAAGTTTACCATCTTTAGCAAACTCCTCAGAGAGTGTTTCCATATTTAAACCTGCACTATCTACAGCCTTTGTAGCTATATCTAAATCAGATTTAGGTTGTTCTTCTTGTTTTACTTCTGCCTTAGAAACTGGGTCTACTGATTCCTTAGTAGGTTGAGATTGCTCACCAAGTTTTTTTTCTAATTCTGAATACGATTTGACTAATTCATCAACTGAGTTGAATTTTTCAGGCAAACCTTCAGGTTTACTTTGTGTAGGCTTTGTCTCTTCCACTGGTTTATCCGCAGTAGTTTCGGCACTTTGTACTTCTACTTTATCTACCATAAATTTTTTCTCCTAATTATTGTGGTTTTGTCATATTACCTGCAACGGGAGCAACGGCTTTCTCAGCCATTTGCATCATCTGCTGTTGTTGTTGTTGCTGTTGCATAGCTTCTTGTTCAGCCACTAATTCTTCCTCACTCTTAATTAAACCTTCCATCTCTATACCTAAACTGGTAGCGATACGTTTAATTAAATCCGAAGAATTTAATGATTGAACTACTTGTGGATTAACTTGAGCTAGATTAACTATCTCACCCACAAATTCTCTTAATTTTTGTAAATCATTTCCTCTACCTAATGCTTCAATACCTGTAATAATTGTAGGTGTAACCGAATCTTTAGGTAATGGTGGAATTTCTTTTGCTTCTTGCATACGTTTCATTAGTATTTTAACTAATGGTAATTGAAACTCTTGTGATAATAATGAATATACTCCACCCATAGCTGTTTCTAATTGTTCAGCCATATATCTAATTTCTTGAGCTGTTACTCTTTCAGCATCTCTTTGTATTGCAGTATGTAATAAGAAGGCATAAGACATACGCTCTTCTAATTTAGCAATACTTCTTTCAACTACTTGTAAATCATATTGTTTTTGTGCTTGTAATACAGAGACATCATCTTCAGAACCAGTAATAATATCACCATTTCTAGTAAGAGCTAAATCTCTTTTCTTTGTTACAGAATTAGGTTTAACCATAAATACTATTTTAGAAGAAGCCGCCGCACTTTCAACAAGTGCTCTTGATAATCCTTCTAATGATTTTAAATCTCCTAAAAATTCTTCAACATATCCTCTACCATAATCTTCACCATCAACTCTAACCATTCTTAAAGCGGCGTAAGGCATTTGGTCTTTAGTAAAATTTCCTACTGATTCAGGAATTTTAATTCCATTTACTTCTTGACAAATATAAAATTTATTATTTTCTAATCTGTAAATATGTGTATATAATTCTATATCTTCATCTTTTTTATACTCAGGGTCACTTACTACTTTCTCCATCACTTCAAGAGGAAGACTTAATGGACTAACACTTTCTTTAATAACTATTTCTAATACATTTCCTGAAGCATCTCTATTACATACATAATGAGTAAGAGGAAATACTCTCATAGTTCCAACTTTAGGAAGATAAGTTAATACATTTCCTGATACTATTAAATGTTTAAGAGCTTCAAATACACTAACTCTTAAAGCTAATTGTTCAATCTTTTTAGAAACTTCTCTTTCAATATTTGCTAAAGATTTTTCTATTTCAGATTTTAATTCTTTATTTTGTTCAAGTTCTTCTTTTGTTTTGCCACTGACTGCTAGTCTAAAAAAGGGGGAATTGGGTGGTAGTAATAAAAGAAGTAGCTTAGACGCTAAATTGTTTACGCCTCTAGCTCCTACCGATTGGAAGGGGTTGTATAATTTTGTAGAAGAATTGAAACCATCTGTGGGTATTAAAGAAGAGATTGTTAATTCGCTACATTCTTGAGCTCTGTCTACAAATTTTTCTCTCTTATCTTTTAGTTTTAAATATCGTTCTTTTGCTGTAGGATTAACCTGTAGCATTGTTTCGTTGCTCTTTTTAATAGCCATTTATATCCTTATTAACCTGTTTGAACGCCTGAACTAGAACCAGCAGTAGTATAAGCTACGCCAGTTTGTAAAGCCGTTGTGCCTCTTTTAGAAGCTAATTTCTTTTTCTTCTTAATATCTTTATCGGCTGTTACTAATTCAATAGGTTTGTCCACTGCTTCCACCGCTTGAGACACCACTCTTGTTGGTATTTGTTGAATAGGTGCAGGTGGCTGTTTTGGTGATGACATACACATAGTATTATTTTATCCTCTCTTGTAATGTATTAATGAATCGTACTACGTCCCTTTGACCTGCTTTAAAATAGATAGTCTTAGTATCATCTTTTAAATTAGGTGACTTCTCAGGATATAGTTTATTTAATAGTTCTACCAAGTCTTCTGACTTGTGAGGTAAAACTAAATCTTCATTTTCGTCCATATTATTCTTCTAAAAAGGGCACTTTAGTTCCATAAATTACCCGTTATAGCTCCTTTGTTATATTCAGTTGCTCTGTTCTCAAAGAAATTAGCGTGTTCAACTCCATTTAATACCCAATCTAACCACCCTAAAGGGTTGTCTTTGACACCATAATTAGGTTTTAATGATAGCTGAAGCAGTCTTCTATCCGCTATATATCTTATATATTTCTTAACTTCATCAGAAGTAAGTCCTCTTATACCACCCATTTCAAAAGCCAAATCAATGAATTTATCTTCTAATTCCACCATATCTCTAGCTGTTTGATAGATAGTTTTCTTAAATTTATCAGTCCAAATCTTAGGGTTTTCTTTCACCAATGTTTTAAATAATTTAATCATGCTTTCAACGTGGTGTGTCTCATCTCTAATACTCCAAGTTACTATCTGACACATACCTTTCATTCTACCATATCTTTGAAAGTTAAGTAGCATAACAAAGGAAGCAAATAATTGTAGTCCTTCACCAAAAGCAGAAAAACAAGCTATATCTCTAGCCAGTCCTTCTAGTCCTTTACCTTTATCTTTAAATAAATAATTGTGTTTATCTGCCATTTCTTTATATTCTTGAAAGGCTTGATAATTTGTAAGCTCAGGCGTTCCAATAGTATCATTTAATAATGAATAAGCATGAGCATGAATAGCCTCATTAGAGGCAATAGTTGTTAGCATCATTCTTATTTCAGGTGCTTTAAATTTAGGAAGGTAGGTATCTACATACGCTTTAGCGACATCTACATCACCTTGAGTAAAGAATTTTAATATTTGATTAATTAAGTTCTTTTCTTCAGGAGTTAATTTTTCATTCCAGTCTCTAATATCTTCATGCAACGGCACTTCACTAGGAAGCCAGTGCATTTTTTGTTGTGTATCGTATGCTTCAAAAGCCCATTCATAATCAAATGGCTTATAATAAACTCTTTCTTTAAATAAACTCATCGTGTTAATAATTCAATCCCTTCTATAATAATTAATATTAATAATTCAAATGCTAAGACAGTATGATAAACTGTCCACAACACTGTTTGCTCTTTTCTTTTCTTACGTCTTTTTTTCATTACCCCTCACAAGATAAACAATCCGCTTCAGGAATAATAGTACGTTCTATCTTTTGAGATACTAACTCCGCTCTTTTTATTGCTTCAGACCTACAATAGTAAAGAGTTTTTAATTTACGTTTCCAAGCTAACATGTGTATATCATGTAACTCTTTTATATCTACATCAGCAGGAACAAAAACATTTACGCTTTGTCCTTGACATATATACTTCTGCCTGTCTGCGGCATGTTCTATTATCCACTGTTGATTTATTTCAATAGCAGTTTTAAAAATATCTTTCTCATACTCAGACAATTCTTTTAAATGTAAGACTGAACCTCTATTAGCTATAATAGATGTCCAAATTTTATCCGTATTAATACCCTTCTTTTCTAAAAGTTTTTCTAAATATTTATTCTTAACTAAAAAAGAACCTGACATTGTTTTTTGAACATAAGCATTTGCTCTATAAGGTTCTATTGAGGGAGAAGTAGTCCCACAAATTATTGAAGATGAAGCGTTAGGTGCAATAGCTAATAAGTGTGCATGACGTAATCCTGTGCCTTCCATGTCAGGAGCTTCACCTCTCTTAACAGCTAATCTTTTTGATTCAGCTACAGCTTCTTCTTTTATTTTTTTAAACATTTGTAAATTTTTTGTTTTTGCTAGAGCAGATTGGAAGGGAATTTTTTGTTGTTGAAGATAGGCATGAAAACCCATAGCTCCTAGTCCTATACTACGCTCATTGTTAGCACTAAATCTTGCTCTAAATAATTCTTCGGGTGCATAATCTATAAAGTATTGTAGTACATTGTCTAAGAAACGTATTATATCAGGAATAAATAAAGTATCTTTTTTCCATTCCTCATATTTTTCTAAGTTAAGGGAAGATAAACAACAAACGGCTGTCCGTTGTTCATTTGTAGGTAGGGTTATTTCCGAGCAAAGATTAGAATGATTAACATATAATCCTAATTTCTTTTGTTGTTCAGGGAGAGCTTCATTTACTGTATCAATGAAACAGATATAAGGTTCACCAGTTGCCACTCTAGTCTCTAAAATTTTTTGCCACAAATCTCTTGCTGAAAGAGTGCGTACTTTTTCTTTTGTATGTGGGTCTACTAAATCCCAACTATCATCATAAGTAGGTTCTTTTATACAGTTGTCAATCAACTCCATAAATTGATTAGAAATATTTATACCATGATGTAAGTTTAAACATTTCCTATGTATATCACCACCACTAGGTTTTCTCATTTCTAAAAATTCTATTATTTCAGGGTGACTTATATCCATGTAAGCGGCATAACTTCCTCTTCTAGTTTTTCCTTGAGAGAACGCCATGATTTCAGAATCAACTACATGTAAAAAAGGAATAGACCCTGAACTCTGACTCCCACCTGAAGTCATTGTACCATCAGACCTAACGTGTCCCCAGTAGCCACCAATTCCACCACCTACAGAAGCCAACCATGCGTTTTCTGTGTAGTGCCTTGTTAGTCCTTGTCTACTATCACCAACATAATTTAAAAAACAGGAGATAGGCATACCTCTTTTTGTTCCTGCATTACTTAGTATAGGAGTAGAAAACATAAACCAAAGGTTAGAAGCATATTCATAAATACGTTCAGCCATTTCTTCATTATCTGAAAAGGTTTTTGCCGCTCTCATAAAAGCATCTTGTGGGGAGTGCTCATCAGGTAATAAATATCTATCCTTTAAAGTAGTCTTGCCGAAGTCGGTTAGTAAATTGTCTTTTTCGTAATCCATT